AGGGACGTGATTTGTGCGCGTACTGCCGTGCTTGCCTACGTCAATGCCGTGATTGACGGCCGAACGCCGGCGGGACGTTGGATCTACGCCGCGGCGCAACGCTTCTCGCGCGACCTCGAGCGCTCGGACCTCGTCATGTCGTGGCCTGACGTCGAGCGTGTCGCCGAGCACTTCCGCTCGCTCAACCTAGTCGGCGAAGACTCGGGCAAACCCTTCGAGTTGCACCCGTGGCAGCTCTTTGTGCTCGCCAACATCGTTGGCTGGCGCCTGCCCGACGGCCGTAGGCGCTGCCGACTCGCGATGGTGCAGGTCGCCCGCGGCAACGGTAAGACCACATTGATGGCTGGCCTAGCCCTCTTCGACCTACTCGCAGGCGAGGGCCGCCGTGTGCACGTGATCGCCAACAACGAGGAGCAAGCGGAAATCTGCTTGGACACCGCGCGCACGATGGCGCAGCGCCTCGGAGACCCCACACTCATCGCGCGAGCGCACGCGGTGCTGCGCCTCGAGCACGATTGTCAGATGACCGCCCTGCCAGCGCTAGAACGATCGCTTGACGGCCTAAACCCGTCGCTGTGGATCGCCGATGAGGCGGCCGAGTTCAAGGGCCGATTCCTTACGAAGCTTCTCACCACTGGAGCCAAGCGCCGCGAATCGACGGGCGTCATCATCACCACGCCAGGCAGCAACCCCGAGAACCACTACGCGGAATTGGTCAAGCAAGGTGAAGCGATCCTGTCAGGCGAACTCGAGGATGACACGGTGTTGCCGATGTTGTACGGGCTTGACCCTACCGACCCGCTCGAGGATGAGTCAACGTGGGTGAAGGCTAACCCTGGCCTCGAGCACGGGCAGCCCGACCTAGTAAGCCTGAAGCGCTCGTGGAACACCATGAAGCGCTCGGCGATGGGGCGCGGCGAGTTCGCCCGCTACCACGCCGCTAGGTGTGACGAGAATACGGGCGGCTGGCTCGATATGAGCCTATGGCCGGGTGGGCAGCGCATTGACTGGGAAGCGCTGAAAGGCAAGCCCGCATGGGTTGGCCTTGACCTATCCAAATCGTTGGACATGACCGCGATGGTTGTGGCCGTGCCGCTCGACAACGGCCGCGTGGCGCTGCGTGGCCATTACTGGTGGCCGAGGGCCGAAGTCGCCCAGCGCGAACTGGACTACCGCTACCCGATCCGATCGTGGGCTTCCGATGGCAAGATTACATTGACGCCAGGCCGCGAGATTGATTACGACTCAGTGCGCGCTCAGATCCTCGCGGTGCGTGACGAGTTCGACGTCAAGGCCGTCGGCTACGACGCGTGGGGCTCGAAGTACTTGGCCGAGCAACTGCAAGCCGATGGTGTGCCGCTCGTGGTCTACCGAATGGGGATCGCGACCTTCGGGCCAGGCTGCAACCTCTTTCAGAACCTATGGGCGGGTTCGCGCCTCGTGATCGGCGATGACCCGATCTTGCGCCGCGCGTGCGCCGACGCGCACGCCAAGCGCGATCAGAATGGAAACATTCGGCCAATTAAGTCGCGGGAATTCTGCGCCATCGATCCGCTCGTGGCGTCCATCATTGCGACGCACGTTTGGGGTGGCGCGAAGCGCTCGGTGTACGACGAGGAAGCCGAGAATTATTTCAAGCAATAGCGTTTAGGTGTAATGCTGCACGTTTGCAGTGTGCCAAATACGCCAATGCTGCGTGGATTGTTGCAACGATGGCTCGGCCACTGGGGAACGCATGGCGTCCTCCTTCCCACGGGTTTCGACTCGGTGGGGATGCCCACCATTACGCCGGGCACGGCGCTCGCATATACGCCCGTCTACCGCGCGGCCTCGCTCATCGCCAACGACGTTGCACGTGTACCGCTCGACGTGAGCGAGCGCACTGCAAACGCTCTGCTTCAACAACCAAACCGCTGGCAGAATGGCTTCGAGTTTCGTCGGTCGCTCACGATGCAAGCGCTTTTATACGGCAACGCGTTTGCCGTGATCAACCGCACGCTCGGCGGCGAGTTGCTTGAGTTGTTGCCGCTCGATATCGAAAGCGTGACGCTTGACATCACCAAGACCGAGCCCGTTTACAAGACGCGGTTGTACGGTGATGTGCCGATGTCTTCAATGCTTCACCTGCGAGCCATTGGGCTTGACGGATTGTGGGGTGAATCGCCAGTGCGATTGTGCCGCACGTCTTTGAGTGTGCTCGCATCGCAAGAGCAAGCGCAACTCGAGGTAATGAAAAACGCGGGTAACCCGAAGATAGCAATCGTGTCGCCTGGACCGATGGGCGCGCCCGCGCGTCAAATGGTGCTCGAAGATTATATGAAACACCACGCGGGCGCCGCGAATGCCGGCAAGCCGTTGGTGCTTTCTGAAGGTATGAAAGTCGAGCGTATTAGCAGCACGCTCGATGACGCTGGCATTGCGGCGGCTCGACGTTACAGCGTCGAGGACGTCTCGCGCATCTACGGAGTGCCGACGTCGTACCTGAGCGAGCACAGCGCGAACGCCTATGGCTCGATGGAATGGCTGTCTCGTATGTACGTGGATGCGTGCTTGCAGCACTGGTTCAGCACGTGGTCGGCCGAAATCGTCGCGAAACTTGCACCGTTTGGATCGGCGACGTTTGACGCTGACATGATCTCGCGTCCGTCGCTTGCGGAGCAAATGGCTGCACTACGCACTGGCGTTGAGTCCGGAGTAATCACGCGCAACGAAGCGCGCGAGTACCTGAACCTTTCGCCGCTCGATGGTCTCGATGAGCCCATCATCGCGAAGAACATGGGCACGGGCGGCGGCACTACAAACGCAGGCAGCGACACGAGCGCAGGGAGCGTAAATGACTTCGCTTGAACGTCGCAGCGTCACCATCGGTGCACCAGCGGGCCGCACGCTCGCAGGCCTTGCGATTCCATACGGCAAGTGGTCGCGTGAAATCTCCGAGCCGTTCAACCCGCAATTCAAAGAGCGCATCGCGCGTGGCGCTTTCGGTGACCTCGCGGGCGCTGACATCAAACTGCTCTTTAACCACAACGCGAGCGCGTTGCTCGCACGCACGCGCAGCGGCACGCTCACGCTCAACGACACCGCGAGCGGACTGCGGTTTACCGCGGATATCGCCGAGACCAGCATCGGCAACGACGTGCGCGCGTTGCTGGAGCGCGGAGACCTGAGCGGAGAGATGTCGTTCGGGTTCTACGTTGATCGCGACGAGTGGAACCCACGACGCACCGAACGCACCGTAACCGCGGCTCGACTCGTGGAGTTGAGCGTTGTGGTTGACGCTGCCTACGGCGACAAGACCTCATCGAGCCTGCGGAGTGTTTCCGCGGCTGCCATTGAAGCCGCGGCGCTGCGGCTCGAGATTCACAAGCACAGGATGACAAGCCATGTCTGAAGAGTTGAACACGATTGAGAACACCGTCCACGAGTACCGCAAGACCCTTGAAGGCTTCGCCGCACGCACGGGCGCGAAGACCCACCACGTTGAGATCCGCGGAAGCGGCGAAGAGCGCGAGAAAATCGCGCGCATTGACGCCGACCTCGACGCCGTCGAGCGTGCAGCAAACGACCGTGCAGCGCTTCGCGCTGCGCAAGAGCGCTTAAAGGCGCTCGAAGAAGAGCGCTCGCAGCCGCAGTTCAGCGCTCGCGCTCCGAAGGTTGCCGACGTCAAGCACGATCTCTCGAGCCCTGAATACGCCAAGCGTTGGCTCTCCGCCGTCGCACGTGGCGACCAAGCCGAAATGCGTGCGCTCTCAACGAGCACCACTGGCGCCGGCATTCCGACCGACCTTGAGCGCCGCATTGTCGAGCGTATGTACATGGCGAACGTGCTGCGCACGATGGCGCCTGTCACGTCCATCGACTCGAAACGGACCATCACCGTTGAAGGCAACCTGCCAACGACGAACCTCGTTGCCGAAGCAAACGCGATCACCGCGAGCGACCCGACTTTCGGCACTGCGATTAGCGTGGTGCCGTACAAGTACGTTTGCGCAACTCAGATGAGCCAAGAGTTCATCGAGGACGCCATCGGCCAAGGCGGCATCGGCAGTGGCCTTGATTGGGTCGCGTCGCGCATCGGTCTTTCGATGGGCCTCAAGATGGAAGAGGCGTACACCATTGGTACGAACTCGAGCCAGCCCGAAGGCATCGCAGGTTCTTCGGCGAGCAGCAAGATTACGACGGCGACCCAAGTCACCGACTTGGGTGGCGCAGCGATCACGACGGTGACGGGCGACAACGTCATTGACACCGTACACCTTGTCGCTCCGCAGTACCGCGCCTCGCCGCGTTTCTCGTGGTTCTTCTCCGATACGTTCTTGCGCGTCGTTCGCAAGTTGAAGGTGAATACGACCGACTACATTTGGAAGATTGGCGATAACGCTGGTCTCTCAGGTGGCGTGCCCGGAACGATTTACGGCATTCCGTATCGCGTTGGTCAATACGTCCCGACTGCAACGAGCAACGGCAACATCTTCGCCATCGTCGGCGACTTCAACTACTTTGAGATTTTCGACCGCACTGGCATGACGTCGCTCGTCGATCCGTACTCGGCGGCAAGCACGCACCAAGTCACTCTTTACACGTACGCGCGCACCGATTCCAAGTTGATGCTCGCGAACGCGTTCGCTGCGATCACCTGCTGATATCAGCAGTTTACGAAGCGCTTTTTCTTACCTCGCTCGCGGTGGGGGGAAACCCCCATCGCGGGTTTAAATGGCAGTCACACTTGCAACCGTCAAAGCGGCGCTGAAGATCGACTACAGCGACGACGACACCGAGTTAACACGGCTCATCGGTGTCGCTACGTCGTGGGTTGAACGCTACACGGGGCTATCTCTTACGCAGGCATCGCGCACGATGTACCTGCGCGACTGGAAGCGCACCGTGTTCGCGGTGCAGCCGTACGTATCGCTTACGTCGATCGCTTACACGAACACGAGTGGCGCAACGGTAACGATGACAAGCGGAACCGATTACTGGGTGGACTTGTCGCAGGATCTCGCCGCGATCGAGTTTCTTGACGAGCCCGCGATGAAAGAGGGAACGCTTGCGACCGTTACCTATGTTGGCGGCTACGCCACCGAGCCGAACGAAGTGGTTCAAGCCATCGTGTCATTGGTTGGCCTGTACTACAACAACCCTGAAGCCGCTCAGCCGGTCGGGCTCGTCGTCGTGCCGCTCGGTGCACAATTCATGCTTGAGCACTTGCGCGTGCGAGGGCCGTTCCGATGATCTCCTCGGGGCTCACACGCTTTCGAGTTGAAGTGATGCGAGCACCTGCGGTGACGTCGCTTGACGGTGTCGGCCGCCGCACGACCGTGTTCACCAGTGCGGGCTATATGCGCTGCGATATGCGCGAAGCGATGCCGAGTGAATCGTTCGTTGCCGATGGCGTCGTGACCGTTGGAAGCATGGAGTTCCGTACGCGGTGGCCGAACATCGCGCGATTGAGCGTGACGCAAGTAGATCGCTTGCGCTACGGCGGCAAGGTGTACCGCATCGCGGGGATTCGCGACATGGACCAACGTCGCCGCGTGGCCATCATCGACGCAGTGGAGGTTTCGTAATGGCCATTGAAACCAAGATCGTCGAATGGCTCGACGCGCAGACAAACGCGGGCTCGCGTGTCTATCAGGGCACACGCTTGCAGACTTCGACCGTTCCAGCGATCACGTTTGAAGTAACCACCGCGCAACGTGCGGTGCTCGGCGCGAGCGCGATTACGTGCCGTTACGACGTGACCATAAACGCAGTTGCCGACACTCCGACGGCCGCGATGACGGTGGCAGCGCAGGCGCGCGCAGCGCTGCTTAGTCTCGGCGCCCTCGATTCGGCATCGGTCGTGTGCAACACGCTTGAAGCGTTGCAGGATCCACAACCCGAGAACGGCGATGAGGTGTATCTCTACGTCGCGCAGAACACTCACAGCATCTACTACGACGGACCATAAGCCATGCCATCACCCACCACCGCAGCCAGTGTAAAGTTCGGCGCCACGATTATCGACGACGTGAGCGCCGCAACCGTCAACGTCACTCGCCAGCAAATCGACGTCACCGCCATCGGTGATGGGCACAAGCACCACGTGCAGGGCTTTATGGAAGGCACGGTTCAAATCGAGGTGTTTTACGATTCCGCGACTACCAATATCGGAATCCTCAGCAACATCGACGCTGGCTCGATCGTTAATGAATGCGAAGTGATTTGGGCTACTGGCAAGTCGATTAAGGGCAAGGCGTTTGTGCAAGACATTTCGCTTTCCGTCGCTCCCAACGACGTCGCGCGGTTGACCGCTACGCTTCTCTTCTCCCAGAATGCGATCACGGTGACCGAATGAGCCCCTCAATCATCGACGCTTTCCTTTCGCGTCCTGCCGTCGTGGAGTTCGACGGTGGGACGGTTACGCTCGCTCGGCCGACCGTCGCGCATTTCATCGCTGCGCAAGACGCCGAAGCGCGTGGCGAGTTTATGCCTGCGTGGTACGTGTGGCAGCACTTGCTTGAGAAAGACGGCCGCCAAGCGTTTGTCTCGATTGAGTACGTCAAGGACTTTTGCAACGCCCCCACCGTGATTCGGCTTGCTCGATTGATCGAGCCGCTCTACGTGGAGGGATTGGACTTACCAGCGCCGCTCGCGAAATCCTGAGTGCGGCGCAAATTCAGGTGCGTTTAGATACCCCGCTCGCAGTCTTGCTCGCGATGAAAGGACACAAAGGGCTTTCCCATGACATCGCAAGCAAGTTCAAGAAACAAGACATTCGCGCTCGGCTGCGAAATTGACGAGCAAGCGCTGCAACGTGTCAACCACCAGTTGCTGCGCCTCGGCAAGGACGAAGCGCGAAACGCGATGCGGCGCGGGCTCACGAAGTGGAGCAAGTTCACAAAGAAGACGCTCGAAGCCACCGCTCCGTTTGGAAAGCGTGGCGCAACCGAGAAGGTGCGCGGTGCCGTGCGCCCCAATGTGCACTTGAAGTGGGCAGTCATCACAAAGACGAAGGGCTACGCGCAGGGGCTTGTGACGTGGCTCGGCGTCGGTATCAAGCGCATCGACGGCTCGTACCTGACGCCTCACTGGTATCTCGGTTGGCTCGAGAATGGCCACGCGATCAAGCGCAAGACAACCAATGCCGAGCGCATCCTGCTGAAACAACGCGGGGAGCGCGGTAAGGCTCTCAACTTCACCACGATTGGCCGATCCGCTCCTCGCAACTGGATCAAAAAATACCGTGGCATCCTCTCCGCAGCGGCGCCCAGTTACGTCGAGCCCGAGGTTGAGAAGGCGATAAAGGAGGCGGGCCTTGGCTAAAATCTCACGCGTCAATATCGCCATTACTGGCGACTCGAAGGGCTTGCAGGCTGCGACAGATTCGGCGCGCCGCGAACTCAACCGCCTGAACGCTGCGGCTGACTCGAGCAACAAGAAGCTAAAGAGCTTCGGCGAGTCTGCGATGCGCACGCAGGGAGCGCTCGGCCAATTCGGCGTCGGTGGCAAGGGCTTGGGAATGCTCGGTGGGCTCGCTCAGGTGGGCGCGATGGGCGGGCTAGGGCTCGGCCTGGGAGCGGCGGGCCTCGCGCTCGGCGCTGCCACGATGGGTGTCGGTGCAGTTCAATCCCTGCCCGACGTGCGCAAGCGCGCAGCATCGGCGCTCGAAGAAACCCAAATGGACCAGCGCAGGCGCATCGAGGAATTCGGATTCTCGCGCATGGTGGCCGAGCAAATCACCGCGCGCGCTCCTGCCGCGACGCCTGCGGGCGCGATGGGTATCGGTGAAGCATTCTCGCAAGGCCTTGCCACGCAGGGCGGCTCGCTCGCCGAAGTCATCATCAACGAACTTCCGAAAGCGCTTGCTACCGAAATCGGCGCGTTGATCGGCGGCGCATCGCTTCAAGAAGCGGGCGCACTTGGCAAGTCGCAAATGATGAGCGGCGACGCGATGCAGGACGTAAACAAATCAATCGGTTTGATGAACCAAATGCCATCGTGGACGATGGATATCCTTCGATGGATGAGCAAGTGACCCATGCCAGTAGCAACCGCCATTTCCCGCAGCGCGATCACCGCACAGAACTTCAGCGAGGGCGGTCCCTCGCAGGCATCGGTGTACACCGTCGTTCGCCGCGTGACTATGAATGGCACGGTGGACGTCGAGAACGCCACGCAGATGGCGCTCGTGCTCGGTGCATTCGGTGCGCCTCTTTCATCGCTGCGCGCGACGATGGTGCTGACCGAGCGGATGGGGATGATGCGCTTGCGCACGGTGTCGGCCACGCCAGTGCCAAACACCGAATCGAGCGTGTTTGACGTCACGGCCAAGTACGACCAACTCTACACGTGGAACGTGGCAACTGGCCTGAGCAAGTTGCAACTGCCCGTTGAAGTTGATTTCGACGCCACACCGCGCAGCGTGCTTATGTATCGCTCGCCTTCCTTTACCACGCAACCGAGCGCAGACCTCAACACCACCACCGACATCGGTGGCACGAAAGTGGACTACGCGGGCAAGCCGATTCAGACTCTCATTCCACAGATGAGCGTGCGTATTTCGCTCATCACGGACGTTTCGGGCTTCAACTCGGGGCGCACGCTCGTGACGGTGTACGACCGCATCGACACGCTTCGCGGGAAGTGGAATAACGCCTCGTTTAACCAGTGGGGCGCGTCGAATCAGGTCTACATCGAAAGTGCGAGCGTGACGCCGATCCGCGATGAGTATTACCGCGCAACCTTCAACCTGAAATGGGACTTGTGGTTCGGCTGCGAGCAACAACCGAAAACCGACGTGTGGGGAAAAGCTGCGCTCGATTCAAACGGTGCTGCGAACACGGTCACGTGGAAATCGCTTGTGCGCAGCACGGCAAACTTCGGGCTCATTTACGATCTTTCCAGTGATGCCACCGTGGCTGCCGCTATCGCCAAGGAAGGTTCTTTCATCACCTACCCATGATTCAAACGCACTCACAACGCGTGGCGGCAAACAACACGGCACAGATGGCCGCGGCGCTGCCATCGGAAGAGCGCAACCGTTTGATGCAGGAAGGTGTGCCGTGGATCCTCGGCAAGATCACGGGCTATACCGCGCTGCCGTCGCCGCAAGTGAATCGCTGGCTCTACACGTGGACTCAAGCGAACGTCGGAACGACGACGCAGTACATCTTCACTGGCCCTGCTGGTGAAGCGTGGTACTACGGCGAAGCGCTCAACACCAACGAAGCCGCCAATACGACCACGTTCATCGGTCCAAACATCGACCCCGCGAACGTACCCGCGGGCTTTAACGTCATGCCCGTGGCCGTTGGTATGTACGTCATGCTCTTTCCCGGCCGTCGCGAGAACGGCAACCCGATTTGGTTTTTCGCAGTTGAAAACGCACTTGATGGAGTCTGCTAAATGCCGCTGCAAATCCACGCATATACATCACTTAACGCGAACTCGGGCGCTTTCGTCGCGCTCGCGTCCAGCGCTCCAAACCGCCGCTTGTTCATCGCTCCAAATACCTCAATATCGCTCGCGAACAACAGCAGCGGCACGGGAGCCATCGTGCTTGCAGGCGGCACGGCCGCTCGCTACGACCTTGGCGTTACCGATCCTGCCGCGTTGTGGGCTCGGTCTGCGACTGGATCGACCACCCAAGTTTCCGTTTATTCTTACGATCCGGGAGAATCATAAATGGCCGTAGTACTTGAAGGCACAAACGCTGCCATTTCGACGACGTACACCACGCTTTCCGCGAGTGGTGCAAATCGCGCTTGCTTTATCCAAGCCGCAAACAACATCTTTATTCGAGTTAGCGGCGGCACAAACATGGTCATTCTCGGCGACTCGACTGGGTTGCATTGGGATCTAGGCTGCAACGCGCCGAACAGCATCGAAGTTGCTGCGATCTCGGGCACTGCGTCTGTCACGTTGTGGTCACTCGATCCGGGGGAACGCCGATGACATTCGCCGAACTTGCACAGTTAGTCTCGCCATTCGTGGCCGTGCTCGGTGCGAGCGCGTGGTTACATGGCACAATCGCGAGCCTTCGCGAGACGATCGCGATGCTGAGCGAGCGAGTTCGATATCTCGAAGCCGAGGTGGAACGCCTCAGGGGGGGGAAATGAGTTGGAGAACTACTACAGCGGGTATCGCTGCGATCGTCGCCGCCCTCGCAACCGCGGTCGTCGCGTTGTTCGACGCCGACCCACTTACTACGCCTGATTGGGGCGCAGTCGGAGCCGCGTTCATGGCTGGCGTCGGCTTGCTCGCAGCACGAGATAACAAAGTCTCGAGCGAGCAAGCGGGCGCAAAGTGATCTATGAGATTGCACGCGCGATCATTGATTCAGTCATCAAGTGGCTTTCAGCGCCTCGCGTGGTACGCGTTGTGGGTGGCGGCACTCGCATCGCTGAACGCGTGCGCGCCGCGATACGTCGCCGCACCCGACTCTCCGATGTTGATCGTGGAGGGAAGGGGAAGTCTCCGAGTGGCAATGCTTGACGGCGAGGACATGGTCGATGTCGGCTGGATCGACGCCGCTGATCTCGAGGGGCAAACGGTCGTGCAATACGACTGGGTGAATCATGAGTAACCACCGCTGGTGCTGCTGCGGCGAAGCGCAGGACTGCTGCGATATGCAGAACTGCGCGACGTTCGTGGCGCCCAATTCCATCACGTTTACGTACACGGGCTCTATCGTGCGCCAGTACTCCACTGGGCAGAACTGCACCCTCGCGACCTATACGTACACCATCGAAAGCGTTGGCACGTTCCTCGAGCACGGCAACAACTGCGATGCCGAGTTTCTCACGCCACAGAAACGCTTTTACTGCCAGCAGGCGCGTGTGAGTTACGTGCGCGAAGATTTCTTTTGGCAAGCGAAAGACATTCAGGTGTGGTGCGAAGACGATTCGTGCGGCCAAACGAACCCAGCATGGGTTGCGGCGTGTGGCGCGTGCACACCTGCCAGCAACTACTGCGAGTGTCGGCCAGTCGATGCGAATTTCTTCGGGTTGGTGTCGAAAGATACCTACGTCGGAACCCCGCGAATCATCAACGGGATCACTGGAAGCAGTAGCCCAGGCCCTGCTTGCTGTAGTCCGACGCCACCAAATGGCTTTATGCAAGCGATTGCGTACCACTGCTGCGTGGTGTGCGGCTGCGCGCGGCCAACAATTTCGTTTACGCCCGCAGGGCCAACGGTCCCAACGTGCAGCGGTGTATTGCTTTCGGGCTCAGATACTCGCACGGTCACCACGTACGCGTTCTGCCAAAACACCGCAAGCGTGGTCACGGATCCGTGGGTGCAATTTATGCCCCACATGATCTTTAGCGGGAAGTGCGGATGCCCCGCAATCGACACATGGGCGAACCCCGTGCACGACCAAGACACCTGCCGATGGTGTCAGGCGTCAACCGCAAGCGGGCCCGACATCGTCGCCAGCCCCCAAAGTGGTTGCTATCCCCTCATTACGTGCGATGGTCTCTTTAACGGGGTGTGCGAAACGGGCAAGATTTCAAGCGCGGGGGGCTTTGCCCTGTGTATTTACTATGAGGAGTGCGGCGGAAGTTTGAGCGCGGTCGATTGCTCGTGGACCGTTTCCTACCAAGACGTCGTATCTCAGCAGTTGTTGGTGACGATCACATGAAATGCGACTTCCTCCAACTGGCGGTGTGCACGAATGCCGAAGCGCCTACCAACGGGCAGCACGTTGCACCGATGACTTGCCGCGGTTGTGAGCACTACAAAGGGCAAGCCCGCGGGCTCGGCGACCGAGTGCACACGGTGCTTTCGGCTACTGGGGTGCACCAAGTCGTGCGCACCGTGGTTGGCAAGTGCGGCGGCTGCGCGGCACGGCGGCAAGCGCTGAACGAAAAATTCCCGAGTTCGGCTAATGCAGGCATTGACGAAACGCCGAAATAGTCGTAACGTCAATGCCTCAACAGCGGCCGAGCCGCAGAAAGCACAACATGGAAACAGGTAACGAAACGCCGAAAGAACGTCTGAAGGGTCAACCCGTATGGGTCAAACTCAATCAGTACGCGCGGTTGCGTGCACTCGCTGAGCGCGATGGCAAACCGTTGGCCGTGCACGCCCGCCGTGCGATTGAACTCTACCTACGCCGAGAAGAGCGCAAGGGGCAGACGATCGAGGTGCGCGCATGACTTGGGCTCTATTCGTGCTCGTGTTCGCAGCGCTCGCGGGTGCCGTCGATTGGAGGGACTCGAAATGAGCGAGAAAGACGACATTACACGCAAACTTCGGAAAATGATGGCGATGGGGGCGACGCCTGAACATGGGCTGATCGTCGTTCGGTGGCATTACATCTCGACAATGGAGGAATGGCGCAATGACGTTGATTTGTGCGCCGATGCTGCGGACGAGATCGAGCGCTTGCGCGCCGAGCGCAAGGAGGCGACCGAATGAGCGGCCAAACAACCCAACAACAACGAGACGAGCGCTGGCGCGAGGGTAGCGACGTCTACCAACACACCTACGCGTTGCACCATCGCGTACTGCCGACGGCACAGCGCACGCCCGATGCCGACGATGAGGCCGACGCGCTCTACTACTACGCGCGCGTGAATGAGGCGGCTGATCGGAAGCTTGCCCAAGCGCTTCGCGCGGGCGCGGCTCGGATTCGAGCGCTTGAGGCGGCGCTATTTGCGAAGCAAACACCAACGGAAGGGAAGACGGAATGAGAGACAAAAAAGGACGCGAATTTGCCTATGCGATTCGCAATTTGGACGAGTGCCAAACACGATTAACTCAGTTGCTCGAGGTCTTGAATAACGAGCAGTTGGCTTACATGACTGATTTGGTGTACGAAGCAAATGCGAAAAACGATTGCAAAAAAGTTGCTGCAAAACTGTTGAAAGGCGACCGCAAAGCCATGGTTGAAGTTTTGAGCACTTACGCTCTTCTACTTCGTCTTGGCGACGAGTGGTTGAAGAGAAGTGAATATGGGGGTGAAAGTTGAGCACTGAAATCGTGCCAGTATCAATCGAGCCGACGCCGCTATCTCGGGCTCGATTCGAAGCCACCGTGGCCCGCGAAATGGGCCCCTACATCGTTCGCACGTTCTCAATCGAGTTGCAAGGCAAGCGATACGTGCAAGTCGCGGGGGCTACGGCGCTCGCTTCGGGCTGCGGATACGCGGTCAAGGAAGTCGAGGTAAAGCGCTTCGAGTCTGACGGCATCAGAGGTTGGGAAGCCACCGCCGAGATTCTCGACCGAGCCACTGGCGTGGTGATCGGCCGCGGCTCGGGCATCGTGACCGATGATGAGAAGCCGTGGGGCAGTCGCCCCCAGTTCGCTCGCCGAGCGATGGCGTCAACCCGTGCCGCAGGGCGGGCGCTGCGCCTGTGCTGTGGCCATTTGTTCGCACTCATGGGCGACCGAGTCGCCACAGTTACCGCGGAGGAAATGCCAAATGACATCGACTGAAGCACTGGCCGAAATCCGAGCCATTCTGAACCGCCTAGAAGCCTCTCAGAAGCCCGCCCCCGTCGCACAGGGCCAAGGCGCGCCCGTCAAGCCCGACGCCGCTACGGCCGACGCACGGCTCTCTTTCCGCGATGGGACGGTGTGCTACTGGGAAGTCGGCACGACCAAGGCGGGCACACCTCGAGCCCGCATCGGGATCGAATGGAACCAAGCGGGCAACCTTCAGAAGGAATACTGGGACTGGTACGACCTCAAATCCGCGGAAGCCGTGGACCCGCTCGGCAAGGGCGACCGTGTGCAAATCGTCCTGAAGCCGTGGAAAGATAAGCACATCGTGAATGCGATTACAGTGGTCAGCCGAGCCGACTTGAAGCGTGTACCTTTCCCGACCTCGCTCGCCGAGTCGGACGAAATCCCGTTCTGAACCATTCCCCTCGCGCGGCCGCCTCTCCGCGCAGGCTCCCTGAGCAAGCCCCCCGTGCACCCGCGGGGGGCTTGTGCTTTTTACGGAGGCAACACGCATGGACGCTAAATATTGGCAGGAACCGACGCCGAATGAACCGACGGCGCTGGCGTTTGAGTTACCCGCGAAGGTGAAGGCCGCGAAACGCGAGCACCAGTGCACTTGGGAGGAAGCGGCGCACTATGTCGGGCTTGCACACCGCATGACCGCGAGCGAGGTGAGCACCCTTTGTTCTCGTGTGCGTGTTTGGGTGGCATTTCAACGCCGCAGGGAAGCCCGCAGGATGACCGAAAGCGAACTGGCGGTGTTTCGCTCGGGGCTGACATGGAAGCCCCACACGGCCGCGTGGCGTGTCTTTGAGGGCTATATGCGCGACCGTATCGGCGATTGGCCGTTGATCTGCGGAACGGCGCTCGGGTCAACGTCGGCCGCGTACGCGGCGCTCGCAGGTGAGGAAGTCGATGAGTTCCTCGAACTGGCCGACCACTGCGCTCGCCTGTGCGCCGAGTTGCCCGAGGATTGGGATCCTCGGCCGACCGAGCGTTTCCCCGCAGCCTTTCCTGAAGAGCGGCGAGTTGTGTACCGCGCTACACCGTTTCGGAGGTACACAAATTGAGCGAGCCCACACCATTTGAAATCTCGTCGCCCTCGATTGGCGACGGTGTTCCGCCGATGCGGCCGTTTGTGGTTGACGGTCTGCTGCGCCGCGGCGAAATCTGCAACTTTATTGGGGCCAGTAAGACGGGCAAGACGTGGATGCTGTACCACCTTATCGCGGCACTCGCGAGCGGCGGCGCGTGGCTGGGCCGCCAGTGCACCCAGTCGCGGGTGCTCTTGGTGGACAACGAATTGCACCCCGAGACTGCGAAGAACCGCATGGCGAACGTGGTAGAGGCGCTTGGCATGGACAAGGCCACGTTTGACAAGCGCGTACGCGTGGCGTTCGTGCGCGGGCGCATGGCAACCCTCGAGGACGTGGAAGCCACGCTACGGGCCGCAGGGCGCGGCGCGTTTGACGTGATCGCACTGGACGCGTTCTACCGATTCCTCAATGGCGTCGATGAGAACGCCAACGGCGAAATGACGGGCGTATACAACCACCTTGATCGTATCGCTGAGTTCAGCGGCGCTGCCATCATCAACGTGCACCACTCCTCGAAGGGCGACCAGTCGAATAAGGCGACCACCGACGTCGGCTCGGGGGCTGGTGCCATCGCACGGGCTACGGACACCCACCTAGCGTTCCTGCGGCACATGGAAGAGGGCTGCGTGGTGCTGCGCGGTGAGTGCCGCTCGAGCCGACGGCCGATGGCCGTAGGACTGCGCCTAAACCCGCCGTTCGTGACGGTTGACGAGTCGCTGGACTTGGACGACCTATGGACGGCCAAGAAAGCCAGCAAGGGAAGCAAGGCCGAGATCTCGCTCGCCGAGTTTGTAGACACGTTTATTGATGGCGAATGCACACGTGGCGAAGTCGTCGCGCGTGCTCGCGGTCACAAGATCGCGAAGAACCTAGCCGAACGGCATTGCGGGGAAGCGCTTCGGCTTGGTATCTGCGAGGAAGTGAAGCGCCCAGTGCCGCGTGGTAGGCCAAAAATGATCGTGCGGAAGGTGTCTCCGCATTGACGCGAGTTAATGATCTTTTCTTTTCCTACGCTATATAGAAAGAGATAGGAAATAGCCACTGCTGCACAGTGGCTTTCCTACTATCGCTTGCGAGTGGAAAGTAACTGGTAGACATCGCTGCTAAATGTGGATATCCTGTGGATATGTCACGATCGAGCCGCGAGAAAGGTAAGAGGGGCGAACTGGAAGCCTGCGAGGTACTAGCGAGGGTCGGTATCGACTGTCGCCGAGTCACCCAGTACGCCAACCGTTTCGGTGGACACAAAGACCCCGATGTGGTGTGTGACCGAATGGACGTTTGGTGGGAAGTCAAGCGTGTCGAACGCCTGAACCCGTACGCGTTTCTCGATCAGGCCTTGACGGATAGCCGCGGCAAGAAGACGTGCGCCGTATTGATGAGGTCCAGCCATCGCCCGTGGCTGTTGATGATCCGACTGGACGATCTGCCACGATTCGTGGAGGAGTACCAACGTGGAAATACCCGTCTTCAACCCGAGGCCGAGTCTTCCCAACGCGAGGCGCTTTGAGGCCGACCATGTCGCAGGGTTCAGCGGTGGCAACTGGCAGCGCATTCGACGGCACTGGCTCATGCACCACCCAGCGTGCAACCGATGCGGGCTCGCAGGCGAGGAGGTGCACCACATCGTGCAGCGTGCCCATGCGCCCCATCGGTGGAACGATTGGAGCAACCTCGAAACGTTGTGCAAGCGATGCCACAAGGCACACCACGCGTCCGATTGAGTTATCCACAAGTTATCCACATATGCACATTTTGCGCTCGAACGGGGGGGTAGGTTTTGGCTCGACCCTCTGACCTACGGAATCACTCAGCTA